CTGACGGACAACGCGGAGCGAGATACCATTGTGGACCTGACGCGAGGCCATGTCGACACCATTCGGCATAAGCAGATCGGCCGTCGCGAACGCAATCGCGTCACGATGGTAGATCAGGTTCTGCGGATACTGGGTCGACGGCGAGCCAAGGAAGGTGACGGTCTTGCCGGACTGCGGCAGAGCGTCGACCGTCGCAAGAGCCTGCGAAGCCGAATACATCGCGTTGACCTTGATCGTCGCCGTGGTGGACGCCGTAACGTCTTCAAGGCAGACAAACTGGAACAGCGAGCCGGTCGACTCACGGGTCTGCGGGTTGACGGCGAAGCAGTCAGCAACCGTGAACACGTCGCCGGCCTTGACGACCGTCGAGCCGAGGCCCGTAACGACGATGCTGGTCGCGCCTTCTGACGTAACCGTAGCATTGACCGTCAGCGTGCCCGTGCGCGAGCCGGTCGTGAACTGCTTGATCGACTGCGACATATTCAGCTCGTCATAGCCGAGAATGCCTTCGCCGAACATGCCGTTCTTGAACTGCTTCGAGATCGCCGAGACCGGGTTGAAGAGGCCCTTCATGCCTTCGATCAGCGCGGCGTTCGCAGCCGGGTTGACCGTCGCATAGCGGGGCGACATGACCGCAGCGTTCTCATTGAGCTTCTGCTGAGCCTGAAGCAGAACGAGCGACGTGGCGGGCGTCGTGCCCGGCGTGCCGACCGAGTTGCCGATGTATTTGAAGGCATTCGCAACGTCGGCGTCGATAGACGACGCGAGCTGCGAAATACGAGGCTTCAGAACACGTTCAGCAAAATCGTCGAGCTGCATGGTGAGTTCGGCGGTCGTGAAGTTGACGCCGATGTGCTTCTGGCTGGAAACCGCGAGCGTGGTATACTGCTCGTTGTCGTCCTGCACCTGAAGCGCCGCGCCGTCCGTGACCAGCGCGCGGTCGGGCAGACGGATACGGAGGGTCGAGCCGATCTTAGCGCCTTCAACGGCGAAAGAGTCGTCATACTGGCGATTGACCGTGCGGGTCAGGACAAGATTATTCTCAAGGATTTCAAGGGCCTTGCGAGTAATCATGTCAATGGTAAGAAGCGAATTAGACATTCCTTATCTCCGGTTCTGCGCTTCCCACTTCTTGATCTGCCGCTGACGTTCCGCTTCAATCCATTCCGACGTTGACATTTCTTTTATGGACCGGGGGTCCGTCGTGTCTCGTCTCGGGCCAGAGTTCGACCGGGTTGCCGTGACAGGCGCAAGAGGCGCTGGCGCGGTTGATGTCTTCTTGACCGGCGGATTGTCGACCAGTTTGGCTTCAATCTTACCGATCTCTTTTGCCTGCAAGACGGGCGGCAAACGGAATATACGGCTGGCTTCTTTCGGGTTGGATCCGAGGAAATAGATGACCTCGGGGCCAATATCAGAAGTCTGAATAGCCTGAGCCATAACGTCCGAGACGGGTAGGTTGGGATTATACGCGACTTGCTCGAAGTCCTCGTATTTTTCCCTTACTTCCTCTTCACGGTCGCGATAGGACTCAATGATCTCGGCCTGTTGTCTTGCGGCCTCGCGCTTGGCCAACAACTCCTGAGCCTTCTGCTCCGCCAACGCTTCCGCGTAATGCTGGGCTGACTCGAAATCGTTGGGGTCCGCAGGAGGTGCGACAGGTTGTCTAACCTGCTGCTCCGCAAGCCTTTGGGCCTGCTCACGTTCCCATTTCCGCTGTTCTCTTGCAAGGCGCTTGCTTACAATGGCGTCCAGCTCTTCCTGAGTGAACCATTTTGTAGGCTGCTGTTCCTCCGGCGTCTCTACAGCGGGCTCCGGTGCTGCCGTGGCTTCCGGTTCCGGCGCGGGGCTGATCTCCGCTACAGCCTGTTCTTCGTCGCTCACGCGGCTCTCCTTAACCTAGCTGTCCGGCTAGTCGGTAAATCACATTATTACAGTGCGAAACGACGTTAGTCAACGATGAGCTGATCCGGGCTCACAGGCCACACAACGCTCATCACAGACGCGATGAAGGCGTCAATGTCCGTCGTCGCTTCGAGATCGCTGATCGCCAGTTCGCATGTCGTCCGCACAGCTTCGCGATAGGACAGCCAGTCCGCCGGGATATCCGTGCCGATTTCCGTCTTACGCACGACAAGCCAATCGGAAGGCGACAGCATCGTCCACGCCGTCTGCCTGAACTGCGCCGTCCATGTGGCTTTCAGGCCGTCAAGGTCTTTCGGGATCGCATTCCATGTGCCGTCCGGGTTTTGGGTAACCCAGTAGAAGCGGTCGTCGGGCCTTGGGTAGTCCGGTATTTCCGTGATCCCGATAGCAGCGCGTTCTTCCGGCGTGGAAAGACGCAGCCAGTTGGCCGGGTAGGATGTGCCGTCGTGGGTGAAGGCGGTATCTAGCGGAAGGTTTTTGCCGTCTAAGACAAATGACATTGTTTACCTCGCTAGAGCGTATTTGAAGGGATTTTCCGCGAAGGCGGCGTATATGTAAGTCGATCCGCTAATGTTCGGCGTCGATGTTGTTCTTAACTTAAATCCGTTTGACAGAATGTCGTAATCAGTAGCCGTCGCTTCGGCGTCCGACGCATTTGGGTATAATCTCAAAGTAGCTGCGTTATATGTATCTCTAGCCGTGTCGTGGATAATCCAAAAATTACCGGCGGCGCTCGTTTCTTTGGTTAAAATCCATCGCGGCCTAAACCCCGTGAACACAAACGGCCCGTCAGTTGAACCATTCCCCGTATAGCTACCAAAGGCGCTGTAGCCAGCGACGGCGGCGAAGCAGTAGGCGATATAATTATCGCTGCCTGTTCCCCATTGAGAACTATTGCCGCCCATTACCGTCGCTGTCGGCGCAGATGTTCCCCAAATATTCGTAACACTGGCGACCGCAGCCGTTGAATTTAACACAAGGTATTGGTTCGTTGTGGTTACGCTTGAATGATAGACAAGCCATGACGCCGTGCTAGTCCGCGACTTAACGATAACCATATTAGGCGCAACGCCAAGCCCGTGTCCGAATGTGAATGTCGTACCGCCTGGCGCATTAATGGCGCAGACACTAAAACCAGCCGTCGTATTGGCGCTTACCGTGCTGTTGACGGAGCCGGACGTGTTGAGTACGCCAGCGCCGTTGGCTTTCCAGTTCCACGCCACGTAGGTATCGTTATTGGTATTCAGTTGTGCCAGCGCACCTACGGTAAACCCGTCAGTACCGAACGCAGTCAGACCCGTTGTTTCCGTCGTTTCAGCCGTCGTCGTATTGCTTTCGAGCTGCTTCTGCACGCCACGGACGGCGTCATACAAGCCATGATCGGCGGCAGCATTGCGCTCCTTGATCCACACAAGATCAGGCTGAAACCCTACGCCAGTACGCGCGTTGCTCGCCCCGGTGCCTGTGTAGAGAATTACGTTGAAATAATCATCGCCCGCCGCAATCGTCGGCGTCGGAAGGTTCTGCGTGTTTAGCGCCTTGAAGCCGGATGGCGGCGTGTAGGCGAATGGGCGCTGGCCGAAGTTGGCATTAAGAACACTGCTTGTTGTTGTGTTGATGCCTGCATAAGCAAACGGCGCTATAATGGCCGGAAGGCTGGAAAATGTATTTCCTGTGCCTGCTGATGGGCTTCCAACCCACGTTCCATTTTTCCCAATCCACGCAATGCCGTTAGTCATATCGACGGCAATCATGGCTGTATCGCCAGCGGCAAAAGAACCTAATCCAGAGGCCGTAATAGTTCCGCCGTTTGCGCGATAATTTCCATCATCGGAAATCCACCATGTATTCGTGCCGGGACGGCTAGAGCCGGACAGGCCAGAAATTACAACTCTTGCATCTTGCAATCCGGCGCAGAGATAGCCGGAAGCATTTGCAAGTGTGGTAAATGTTTCTTCCCAATAATATTTACCAGAACTGACACCAATAGACCCAGCGCATTGTGCTGCGGTCGCGGTTGCTGAAGGAGCTGTCAACGTCATATTGGCGTTTGACATTGTGCCAGTTCCTGAGCCAGCCAATGTCAGCGGATTAAGAACAGCGTAATTCCCAACGCCATTCCCGCCATCATCATACGGCGTCGGCGTGTCCCGCATGCTGTCGTAGGTGGTGGCGGTGGACGTGGTGCCGAAGTTATTCGTCGTCCAGTAATTCGTGCCAGCAAAGTCCTTGCCGTAGCCGGTATTGCTGCTGGACGTAGCCCCGACATCCGTGAATTTCAGATAGAAACCATTTGTGCCGTATGTTCCGGTGTAGGCTTTAGGCTTCCATACGCCAGTGGTTGCGTCCGTCTCGCCAAAGGATGACGGCGTGAGTGCTTGGCCGTCGATTAAATTGACCTCGGCCAAGTAGCCGTCGAGCGGCGCTGTGCTATTAGACAAAATACCAATATAATGGGCCACATTGGAGTTAACAAACCCATCAGTATTTTGTGTGAGCGTTGTATTTACTGTGAGTGTCTGAGAGACACCATTGCAATAAATAAGCATCCTATTTGCCGCCGTGGCATTGGCGGAGTCATACACGAAGACAAAATGATACCAAGCAGAAGGATCGCGATATACCGGGACAGTTGTCACATATCCATTAATTGTGCTGCTTGTTCTGTTATAAAAATCAATGGCGTTGTCGGTGCTTCTAAAATAAATTCCTGTATCGTTCGTTCCATTCGTTCCAGCTTGCAATATTGAGGCTTGAATGTTAATGCCACCTCGTTTTAGCCATAGGCTCAACGTCCATTTTTTTCGGTCGCTTGCACTCCCCGGCGTCCTGCTCAAATACGCGCTTGCGGACGCGCGAAAGCGAAGGCTTTTCTCAATGCGATAGCCGCCCGAAGGTGGCGCGAAGAAGATGTCTTTTGATGAGAACATTATGGCGTGAAGTTTTGGACGAACGAACCATACCAGTTCGTGCCGTCGGAGAAGAACGCAAGGATGTCAGCCCGGCCAAGCGTCGCCGTGATCGTCGGCGCAGTGCTGGCAGGCCATTTCACCCCAGTGAATGTAACCGTCGTCGCCGTGCCTGACGCAGGCTGGCGGACGATGAGAATAAACGACTTTCCGGCCGTCGCTGTCGGCATTGTCACTGTCAGGGCCGTGGCGGATGTCAGCGTCAGGTTCTGGAAGGTGCCGTTCGCAAGGTTGAGCGTTACTGTCGCACCTACAGTGCCGATATTGTAATAGGTTTCGACATAATTCGTGACCGTCGGGTTAGACAGCGTAGGCGACGTGCCGAACACCAATGCGCCGCTGCCCGTTTCGTCAGTCACGGCCGACGCAAGATTGGCCGACGATGGCGTGGCAAGGAAGGTAGCGACGCCGGAGCCAAGCCCAGATACGCCCGTTGAAATCGGCAAATTCGTGCAGTTCGTCAGCGTGCCGCTGGTCGGCGTGCCAAGAATAGGCGTGACAAGCGTGGGGCTTGTGGCAAATACAAGCGACCCTGTGCCCGTCTCGTCGCTGATAACGCCAGCTAACTGAGACGATGTAGTTGACGCGAACTGGGCGAGCGTGCCCCCCGTATAGGCGATAGTGCCGCCCGTTCCAAAATTGACGTTGCTAGAGTCCGTGCCGACAAAGGTGACGCTGTTGTCTACAGCCAGCGTCTTGCCGTTAGCTATAGACAGCGTGCCCGTCGTCGTCGAAACGGTCAGGCCGTTATACTTACCGGCTGTGATGTCGCCGGTCGTATCAGCAATCGTAACTGCCGAGTTCTGAACAAGTTTGCCGGTCGTTCCATCAAACCTAACAACGGCGTTGTCCGTAGCTGACGCGGGGCCGACCACATCGCCTGCGGTAACTGTGGCCCAGCTCGTATTTCCAGATCCGTCCGTCTGAAGATACTGCCCGCTAGAGCCGTCATCCGGCGGCAGCGTCATGGTCCACGACGCCGTATTATTGCCGGAAGCGACAGTAACCGAGTTAGCGCTGGCGGAATTATAGAGCTTCAGGACACCGCTGGTCGTCGAAGCGACACCAAGCGTCGTCGTGGCCGTGCCGGTGCCGTTTACGAAAGTAAAGGCCGCGTCGCCACCAAATGCGCCAGCGTTATTAAACTGGATCTGGGTGTTCGAGCCGCCCGGCGAGCCGCCTCCACCACCGCCGCCAGCCGCCCACGACAGAACGCCGTTCACGTCGGTCTGGAGATAGTAGCCGTTGACCGGCGAAGCAGCCGGAAGCGTCAGCGTATAGCTGGCCGCTGTGCTGTTGGAAGACCGCAACCTGACCGTGTTAGCAGTCGTGTTCGCCAGAATAAGCTCGCCGCGCGTCGTGCTGGCGACGCCAAGCGTAATGTCATCATTGAACGTCGGGCTGTTCGAGAAGACTAAAGACCCAGTGCCTGTCTCATCCGTGACAGCAGCAGCAAGGTTCGCGCTCGACGGCGTCGCAAGGAACGTCGCAACGCCAGCGCCAAGGCCGCTGACGCCTGTGCTAATAGGTAATCCCGTGGCATTGGTCAGTGTCGCTGCGCTGGGGGTGCCGAGGTTAGGCGTAACAAGCGTCGGCGAAGTCGCAAATACCAGAGCGCCTGAACCAGTCTCATCCGTAACAGCCGCCGCCAGATTGGCGCTTGATGGCGTGGCCAACCACGTCGCAACACCAGAGCCCAGCCCGCTTATGCCAGTGCTGACCGGCAATCCCGTCGCATTGGTAAGCGTGCCGCTGCTCGGCGTCCCAAGAGCCCCGCCGTTAACGACGAAAGCCCCCGCTGTGCCGACGTTGACGCCGAGCGCCGTCGCCACATTAGCGCCAAGCCCGCTCACGCCTGTGTTAATGGGCAATCCGGTCGCATTGGTAAGCGTAACGGCGGAGGGCGTGCCGAGATCAGGCGTCGTCAAAGTCGGACTGTTCGACAGCACAATGCTGCCTGAGCCTGTCGTCGTGTTTCCGAGCGCCGTCACCGTGCCGCTCGTCGGAAACGTCAGGCTCGTCGCGCCGGAGAATGTAAAGGTCGTCGAATAGCCGCCGACGGTAGCAAAAGTAGAGTTATCGGCCAGCGTCAGGGTCGCTCCGGTCGCCGGAGCCGTAAAAGTGATCTTGTTGACGGTGCCGTTAAGGGCCAGATTACCGGACTTATCGACAACAAAAGAGGCCGTCGTGGCCCCCGTAACTGTCAAATTCAACAGATTGGACGACGCGCTGGACGCCGTGTTGGTAACGGCCAGCTTTATGCCGTTCCACGTCGTAGCCGCGTCGGTCCAGTTGTCGGTGAGATTATAAATAAAAGCCATTTACATCACTCGTAGGCGATAGTGACTCTAGGATTCGTCCCACCCAGAACGACGTAAAGGCCCTTGCTAACGGCAATGCCTTCAGGCGGCATCGTGTAGTTGCCGGGTGTAGCCGCCGTAAACTGCGAGATAACGATAGGGTCGTTAGTGTCGCCGTCCGGCGTGTCATAAATAGCCACCGTCACAGACGTGCCGCTGCTGGCAAAAATGCCTTTCAGCTTACTAAATCCCACTTTAACCTGCGAAGTGGCCGTCAAATATGCGTAATTAGCCATTTTTACCCTCTCAGGCCAGGAATTTCAATTTATACAGGGTTTTCAGATACAAGCCAACTATCTCGTCGACAATGTTCTGAATGGCCGTGTCGTCGCCGAACTCTTCGCGGCCTTTTTCGATCTTTTTCAGCGAATCTTCGAGAAATTCAACGACATTGTTGGATTTCTCAGCCGAATGCAGCGTAATCGGCCCGATCAGCCCATGTCGGCCCTGATAGGTCTCCACCAAATCATCCGTCAGGTCGATGACCCGGCTATAAAAGCCGCCCAGCGCCTTGTGTTTGGCGTAAGACCGCGTGTTCAAATGCACCGAATGCGTAACATCCCGCGCCAGAAACAGTTGGCCTACAAAATCAGCGCAGCTCATTGCTCAAACCCCGGTAAGACCTGCTGTTGAGGCACGGTTGGCACGATGTCGCCCATGTCCAGCGCCGCCGCGATGGTGCCCTGCACGATGTCTTGGATCTGCTCAGGCGTCATGGCCGGCTGCGTGACCTGAATCCGCTTCGTCTCGGCCTCGTAAGCCTTGATTTCGCTGTTCTGACGGTCAATTTCCAGCTTCTGCATGTCGTAGGACTGCTGGAGCTGCGTCACGAGGCCCGTGATCTGCTCCATCTGGTTGGCCATATCGTTCATCTGAGCGCGCATCATCTGCGCTTCAGGCGACTCGTCAGAGCCTTCCAGCACCTTCGGATCAAGGATCTTGGCGAACCGCGCCGCCATCTCCTGCGCCCCCGGCCAATCCATGTTCTTAATGAACAGATCGCCCGCGACGGTCCAGAGCTGCGGGTTGGACTGGAGGATGGTCGCCATCGCGTCCATGGACTCCTGCCGCTTGGTCATGTAGCTCGGGCCGGTCGTGACCATCACGTCATACAGACCGACGTTCGGGTTGTAGATCTTGTCGACAGTCTCGCCCGTGATCGGATCCTTGATAATCCGCACCGGCTCCGGCTGAACAGGATTGATCTTGACCATCCCGACTTCGCCGTCAATGCCGACGATCCGCGCGACGCGCTGGGTGTCATAAATCTTCGGGATAAGGTCTACCATCTGCCGCGTGATGTAGCGCACCGCGCGGCTCATGTTGTCTACGTAATGAAACGTTGACGTGTCGCCCTGCCGTTCCCGTGCCAATATAGCACGACCCGTTCTTTCGTTACTGGTCGCACCAATTGAACTGTCGTATTGACCCGTTGTCGACTTAATGTCTTCGCCAGCACCCATCTTGGCCTGTATGAGGCCGGTTTGCGCCAGAGGCGGCTGAGCGCGCTCGGGCAACGGCAGAGGGCTTCCAGCTCCGTCAGTAACATCCGGGTTGACCTCCAGATACGGCCAGTTGTTCGTATTGGCCGTCTTCCACTGCATCTCAAAGCCTTCAAACTGGCCGCCGTAGCCAATGAAGGGCGCTTTGGGGGCCAGCGCGAGCATCTCTGCTTCCTGACTGACCCAATAGTTATACATGCGCTGCGCGTCTTTTGCGTTGCGCACCAGACCGGAGATGTAGAGCTGACCGTCTACCTCGAACTCGTTGCCGATGACACGGACGACCGGGATCCACTTGCCCGCCCAGTCCCGCTCTTCAAGGATCTCGTAACCGTTGGTCTTGACCCACTTCACCTGCCGGCGGTCGCTCTGCCGGCTGCGCAGCGGCTTGCCGTAGGCTGACTTCAGCCGCTTGTCCTCCGGCGTTCCCTCGAACGCCGTTATGTTGTCCGGGTATAGGTTCAGCGTCGCCTTTTTATGCTCGACGTAGAAATACTCCGCGATGCGGATGGTCTCCTGCGACAGCCACATGCTGAGCGACTGGTCGCCGACGCCCTGCGCCATCATCGTCGAGATCGGCGTCGCGTCTGGATACAGCCGCTCATATTCCGACTTGGCGATGTCTTCCGTGATAAAGCACCACTCCGCGTCCGACCCGCACGGATCCTGAATCATCGGGTCCATGTAGACGCTGAAACTGTTCCTGACCCGGACAATTTTAATGTCCTGATCAAACGAGTCCTCGCGGCAATATTCCGTTATCAGGCGGATATAGCCTTCGCCGTATGTGACCTGATTGTCGCAGGCCGTGTCATAGGCCACGTCCGCGTCGGACAAATATTCGATATGCTTGATAATACCGTCGAACACCTCGGCCACCGCCGGGTCCGCGTTCTCGTCGGCCGGTATGACCTTACCCTGCGGCCGGTTCTGCCGCTGCTCGTTGGTCACAAGCCTGACGTGCTGCGGCAGCTTGTTGATCGTCAGGCACGGCCGCGCGTTGATCGTCTGCCCCTGCACCGCGCCGCGCGTCGCCAGCACGTCCGCCGGCCACTGCCACTGGTTGTCCGGCGAGCCCGCCATGAACCGCAGATCGTCCAGCTCGTCCTCGCGAGTGTCGCTGTAGGCAGACATCGCCACAGTGAAGCGATGCCGCAGCGTCGACAGGCGCTCGTCGCCCTCGTCGGCGCTGGCTACCTTACCCGCGTCCCTGACATCACTTGCAGCCACTGGATTTACCTTTTTTCGCCGCCGCGCGCTTGGTCGAATAGGCAATCGCAACTGCCTGTTTCTGCGGCTTTCCAGCCTTCATCTCAGCCTTTACGTTCTTACGGAAGGCTTCTTTGCTGGTGCTTTTGACTAGAGGCATGTTATGTCACCGTATGTAAGATTGCAAAGTTAAGGCGGATTGATTCAGAATAGGCGTTGTTCGTTACGTTCTTAATCTCAATGTAAAAAAACCCATCGTCAATAGATGTTATAAATACGTTATAGGCCCCGTTTGTGCCGCCCGTTGCAGGGCTGACAATTACCACATCTTTAGAAGATACAACGTTATTGTTTACTTTAAACAACGCGTTAGCACTAGGCGCAAGTTGTGAATTAGCCGTAATGATTTGGCCTGACGATGCGTTGACCGTCACCGCTGTTGTCTTGTTGTTCTGCTGCGTCACATTTCCATATGCGCCGGCCGCATACCCGATCTGCCCTGTTGACAGGATATTAGTGGCCGATACAGTCGTTGCGCCAATAATATCTTGATCTTCATAAGCGACGCCGATTGGCTTAGTATTCGCCATTACTTTTTCCTCGTCTTGGCGGACTGTTTGAACGCCTTGGCGGTCGGTGCGCCCTCTGCGCCCGGCTTGCGCATTTTCTCGCCTGAGCCGGCCTTGATGCGCGCCCGTTTGGCGTGGATGTTGGCGTAGAGCCCCGGTTTACTTGCCACAGTTCCACCTCCGCATTGACGCCTTGGCCCGCTCCGCGTTCTTCGACTTGGCGACAACGCCGCCCATCCGCGCGCAGAAGCTGGCCTTCCGGCCCTTGTCAGCCTCGGTCTTGGGGTTAGGAGCCGGAGCCTTCAGCTTGCTCCCCGTCGCCGCGTTATACTTGGCGCGCCCCTTCGCGGTCAGGCCAGCCCCCGCCTTGGTGGACAGCTTCTCACCACGGCCAACAGACAGGGATACCATCAGCGGCCTCTCTTGGCCATGTTTTCAACCATCGGGCGGGATGTAGGCGTGCGGCCACCTTCCCAAGTATCGCTTGGCGTCACAGGAGCCTGCGCGCGGCCATATAAGTCAGTATAGCCGCCGGGAATTTGCATGCCAAATACGTCGCCCAAAGCGCTTTGCATAACCCGTAGCCTATATTGGCTCACGACATCGTCAGGGTTTTCAACCAAATTTACCCTTAATCTATGTATTTCTTTATACATAGCTTGCGGGTCGGACATAAACTCTTCCATATACGGCGCGTTGCGCGTATAGGCCCGCACAGCGGCGGGATTGGCCTGCGGCGTGACATCGGGATTCGGAACATATAGGCCATATTCGCGCGGCGATCGCCCCATAAACCCTTGATCCAGAGGCCCTAAAAAAAGGTTTCTGTCTCCAATACCTATGGCGGCGTCGTCATCCCGCACGATTTTATCGGTCATTGTTGTTCGGGGCTGCGCGTAAGCTCTTGTTTTGGGGGTTTCGCCGGCCATTAGCTTGCCATCCATCCAGATGAAATCGCCCCACCATAACTGAGCCGGCGTCTGTTGTCCATCGGCCGCGCCTCGCGGTGCGCTACGGGATAGGCGAATGTTATGGCGATAGCGTCGGCCGCGTCGGGGCTCGCCAGCCCCCGCGCCTTCATGTCCTTCTTGCTCTCCAGAAAGATCGTGCCCTTAGAGTCCGGCTTCATCATCGGCCCGGTCAGGTCAGACTTCAGGAAGCGGTCCTTCGGAATCGAAGCCGTCTTCAGCCACTCTTTCATCGCGCCCCACATCTCAGCCCGCTTGTTGCCATACATTAACGGTTTGACGGACTTCTGACCGAAGTTCACCCCGCGCACCTTGTAGCGCTGCTCCCTCAGACGGTCTACGACGCCCGCGCCCAGCCCGCCCTCGTCGATCACGACCAGCGCGGGGCTGAACTCCGTTATTACGTCGATGACCCGTCCCACCACCTCCATGGTGTCGTCGCCCCGGTATCGCCGGATCGCGATGATGTCGCGTCCCTGCCTTACCGCGATGACCGTCGCGTCCGCCCCGAACCGCGCCGGGTCCACCCCCACCACAATCGGCGCGGACGGATCCTTTGACGGCGCTCTTGCCATGGCTTCTTCAGCGAGCATGGATCCAATGAACTGATCGTCTGAGGCGTTGGGGAACTCTCCGTAGACCTCGACGTGGGCTGCGCTGCTGTCAGGGCCATATTCGTCGATAATCTGTTGATAAACGGCCTTGTCAGTTCCCTCCACGCTTCGGGCGTCAACAGTCTTGGTTCGCCAGAACTCTCGCTTGCTGTTGAAGCACTCGTAGAAATATCCTGAGTTGCGCCGGGGGTTGCTGAAAGCAAGCCAAAAGCGATTAGGAGTATTTTCCGTAAAGAAGCCTGCCGCCACGGACCAGATCGCATCGTCAATACCACTCGCTTCGTCGAATACGAGCATGACGCCCGCGAAGTTGTGAACGCCCGCGTAGGCGTCAGGATTCTCTGCCGACCACAGCCGCCCCTCGACGCCCCAGTAGCGCGTGCCGAGCTTCAGATCGCGCTCCACGAGTTCTGCGATCCATTTGGCAGGGAGGACGCGGGTCGCGCTTACCTCGAACCAGTGGCTGTGCAGGGCCATGCTGAGCCACTTCGTAATTTCCGCCCATGTGACGCTGCGAAGCTGCGCTTCCGAGTTGGCCGACACGATGGTCGTCGACCCGATCCGGGTCGTCAGCATCCAGATAACAAGCCATGAGACGAGGGCAGACTTACCGATACCGCGCCCGGATGACGTGGCCATCCTGAACGTGGAGAAGTCCAGCTTACCGCCGTTCTCCTTTATGTGGTCCCGCAGCTCGATCAGCACCTCGCGCTGCCATTTGCGCGGGCCGCTGTGGCCCTCCAGCGGCGTGCCGGGCTTACCCCACGGAAACGCCAGCCTCACGAATGTCAGCGGGTCGTCCTTCACCTGCGACGCCCATAGCGTCGCCATCAACCTCTGCTCGTCTGTCGCTGAGAAGATCGGCGCTTGCATCTATGATTAGCCCTTCGATGACGCGCTGCTTGGCTTCTTCCAGCGCCGCCGTAATAGATATGGTCTGGTTGACCTCAACCTGCACCGACTGCGGCGCGGTCCATTTATGCGCGAACTTCAGCATGTCCATGGCCGCTTTGGTGTCGCCGCTCTTCGCGGCCTTCATCATCACGTCGGCCAGTTCCGCCTCTCCGTCAGCGCGCCCCTTCGTCTCGGCATACTCCGCAATCGGGTCGAGCTGCACAAGCGTTCGGTATTCATGCGGCGTCAGTCCGGCCGCCAGCGCCATGGAGTCGCCGCGCAGGCCCTTCTTCGCCGCTTCGTAGATGCGCTCCAGCACCGCTTCCGTTGCGGCGATCTGGCGCGGCTCATAGGGGAGTGAGTGAAACATGGTTTGTTATAGCACGAATTTTTAAAAATAAAAAACCGCCCCGACGCTGTAAACGTCGGAGCGGTGAATTTGGCTAACGATGGCCTAGGAGACGCAACAATAAAACAGTTTTTGTCTACCCGCAATAAAAATTAAAAAATTTTGTGCAGTCCCTGCGTATTTCTTAACGGAGAGCCCAAGGCCCAGATCCCCCGCCCTGAATGTCTACTGCTCAATGTCAACGGCTTAATGTCTACATGTTTACATAAACAGTTAAGGTTAACATGTTTACGTAAACACATATCGACCGATCGGCAATGGCCAAGAGCAAGTTATAGCAATTTAGGCGGTTTGTTTTCAGGTCCGATCACGCGTTTTGCGTGGGGGCAAATAACGCGCGCCCAGGTGACGGGGCGGGGCGGTTTTAGGTCATTATGCTATATAGCAAAGTGGTTTTAAGTCGCTATACATTTTTACTGTATGTATACGTATGTAAACATTAACATTCTCTCTCTCTCTCTCTCTATACAATACTATAAATAGTATAACGCCCGGTTATCGCGACTGTTTCCTCGGCCTAAGTCACAGACAAAGGCAAGATAAATGCTGACCTAATAAAAAATCTTGTTGCAATCGCCGTCGAATCGCGCTATCTTGTGAGCATCGAACACAAGGAGACACCAAAGTGCCTAACATGGTCGACGCAATCCAGACTTTCGCCGCGTGTTTCGCCATCGCTGGCGCAATCGTCGCGGCTCTTTCCGCCTAACTGTAACAAAGGAACATGACAATGAGAACGGCAACCGTAGAAATCTATACATTCGATGAACTATCAGACGACGCCAAGGCGCGCGCGCGCAATTGGTGGCGCACCGGTTTTGAGTATAGCTGGCACGATGAAAGCCTCGCGAGCATCAAAGCCTTCTGCGCGCATTTCGGCGTTCGCCTGACGAAATGG